ACATTCTCTTCTTTGCAAAATATCTTAATTCTTTTAAAAATGAATACCAATCTTGTTTTGCTATTGCATCTTCATTGCTAATAATGTCCTTGCTATAAATTATTGTTAAGCCGTCATCTTCGTCGATGCTTACACTTACATTACCTAACCCGTTATAATCAAAATCAAAAAATCTTGCAACTTCAGGTTGGTTAGTTACATTGCCAGAAGCATCTCCAATAGTAACATTTGGAAAACGTCCACGTATCTTATTGAAAAGATCTTCACTTATTTTGTCAAACTCGTTCATATTGTATTTATCAATAGTTACTGCTAATGAAGATTGGCATGGGTGCCTCGTAATCTTCTATATCTTCTGCTTGTGTAAAAGTATTATATACCCTAGGATCCCAGTCTTTTAGTACATCCATCATTCTTATTGCTAATAATGTTGCACTAACAAGATCATCTGACAAACCAGGCTTTGCTTGGTAACTTGATCCTGTTGCAATAAATCCTTTTAGTTCGCTAATAAATGACTTTGAATTAACAGCCATTTTATCATTTTCAATCATAGTTTTTAGTCTGCTACATGCTGTAACTTTTGAACTATGTGTAGTATTAAATCCTTTGCGGAATTTTCTTACATGTCCTTTACGCATTGGTTCACTTACAAAAAGTCCAGGTATGTTCTCTTCGCCAAAATCGTTAATAACAATTAGACATGCTTCGCCAATGCCGTTATTTTCAACACTCCAATATATACCCTGTGGGTTATTTGTTTCTTGTTCTAAATATTTACATATATCAGATAGTACACGAACTTGTCCAGGTATAGCTGTTTGATTGTGTTGCCATTCTGCTACTTGTTCATAGCTTGGTAGTTCAAAAACTTGTATTGCTGCATAATCTCCTCCGGTACCCATACTAGGATCAAGTGCTACAGCATATGTATATTGATTTGTAGGCTTTTTGTACCAACGGGTTTGACCCATATTTAACATTGGATTTTTACCTTCAAGTACAGCAAGTTTAATTGAATTAATTAGTGTTTCATCAAATACTAGGAATTCACAACCATATTCACGTCTAAACTTCTCCTCGCCAATACGACCAATTTCTTCTTCCTTCCATTTGTCATCACGGTCAGGATGTTCGTGCCATTCAGCAACAAAACTATGAAATCCATTTATACCTAGCTCTTGTTCATTGCCGTGGGCATCAAACTTCTGTTCTGCTTGTTTCCAAATAGTAGCAAATGTATCTTCATCTGAGTTAGGTGTGCTAGTAATAATAGCACGACCACCTGTTGCTAGTGTAGGTGATATTGAAGTCCAAAACTCTTCTGCAATGTTTGGCTGCACAAATGCAAACTCGTCGCAGTACAGTAACGAGATACTCATACCACGTCCAGTATTTCCTGTTGTAGTCTGTGCTACAATGCGTGATCCATTTTCAAACTCAATTGATTGTTTGTTGTATGACGTAACACCTGCTCTAATATGATCAGGACATGTTTCATATACATAACGTATACGTGCCATAATTTCTTGCGCACCTGTATATTTGTGTGCAGCAACAAGAATTGTTTGGTCTGGATTAAACATTGCATACCATGCAAGATAGATACTAGCACATGTGGTTTTACCTGTTTGTCTAGGCATCATGTTAATATTAAAACGGTAAGTATGATAGCTATGCATTAGACGCAATTGGTATTCATAAGGATCAAATATCAACTTACCTCTTACAGGATGTTGTATATAAGCAAAGTGCCGAGCAAAATGTAAGTATCCTTCGTCAGGGTCCATACAGGCTGTAAGGTCCTGAATTTGCTCTTCAGTAAAAGTTTCTTGTTTGTTCGCCTTTTTAATTAAGACGCCGTCTAATGATGCTGCCATACGTATATTTATTGAAAAAAATAGGCTCCGAAGAGCCTATTGAGTTTGCTGGAGGATAGTTTAGCTACAACCGCAGCTTGAACACGCCATTAATTCTTTTTTACCTGGTGCGCCGCACTTTGGACAGTCTTTTGTTGCAACAGCTTCGTCAGTGCCTTTGCTGCCGCCTGCGTCTTTAGCAGCTTTTTTCATTGGCTCTTTTTTGTCGCCATCTTTATCCAAATCAAGGAAGTCTGGCTTGCCTTTCTTTTCACTAAGTGCTGCCATTAGTGTTGCTTTGATTGCTTCAACAGCCATTGGGTTGTCGCCATCTTGTGTAGCAGGGTATGCTTTCTTTTTGCGGTTTAAGTCATTGCCATCTGGAATAGCATCGCTTGTGTCGCCGTACTGTGGATCAGGTTCGTTAGCATATTCTTCAAGATCGTCTTCTGTAGCAAGTTCTTCATCAGTTAATGAATCTCCGGCTGCTGCTCCTGTCAATGCTCCTAGTGGTCCGCCTAAAGCCATTCCTAGTGCGCCGCCACCTAAAGCACCTAACGTTCCTGCTTTTAAGTCTGTATCATCTGGATTATCATCATCGCCTGGAATTTCTGGATCATCATCCATTGCTGAACGGAACTTTTCCATATCGCCGCGCATACCTAAACTTGGAGCGCCAACTGGTTCTGCTGCTGACATGCCTGCATTTTTCATCATATTAATAAGATCAGCTACATGATCTTTACCACTAGCATTAATGCTTACATTCATTGATACTGGTTGTCCGGCATCTGCGCCAGGCATTGCAGTTGGCATAGGATCTTCGTTCATTCCACATTCTTCAATATGATCCATTGATTCAATTAATTTTTTCATACTCATGTTCTCAGCCTCCTACAACTGCTTTAGTATTTTCTTCATCGCTAATATCAGATGACTCTCCAACTGGTGCACCTTCTGCACCACTGTGTTCATTTTCTTTGCGAGCTATTTCTAATTCTTTTAATAAATCCATAACACGATTTCCTGCAACGTTATCTTGTGCAGACTCGCCGCCCATGTCTTCTTTTGTAAGCATTGCTTCATATGGAGCATCGTCTTTAGTTTCTTGGTATTCTTCTCTTGGATCATTGGCATTACGTACAATAATATATGCTTGATCAAGTCCACAACAACGACCTATATATTCTTGTAGTACTTGACTAGTAGTTGGATATTCAACTTCTGCTTCAAAGTAAGTAACTTCCATATTTTGTAATTGCGGAAAATCTAAAGGACGTTCTTGGATTGGTGTTTTCTTGCCTGGCGTAATATTTACAACACTGTATTTCTTTAGTGCAGTTTCCATTCTTTCTACGCATTCGGGCGTACAATCTGGTCCGGCAATACCAATTTTAAATTCGTATGTCTTTTTTGATTCTGTTAATATTTCTTTAAATGATCTCATTGTGCAATGATCCTGTCCTATATGTATTATTTATCTTTATCAAGGCCTTTTAGTTTCTCTAATAGACTGTTTCTATCAGTAACTACATATCCTTCGCCGTTGATCATACCGTCATCAGGGGGAACTTTTCCGTCTTTATCCATTTTTTCTTTTTTAAGTTGTAGCTCAACCATTTTAAGTTTTTTGTCTAGTTTTGCAACTTTAGCATCTAGTCCTGTTTTAAGAAAAGTCCCAGCAACTTCAAATACTCTACCACTATAACGCTGTTCTACATTCATACCTAAATCCATTAGATCTTCGTATGCTGTCATAGCTTTATTTGCAACTTCGTTTAATTCTTTATCGGCCATATCGCCTAGGCCTTTTACATGCGGAAGTGCTGAACTAATTTTATCAAACTCTGCGATGTCACGCATTGTTTTATTAGTTTCTTCTATTTCATATTTTTGTTGTTCTTCTTCTTGAGCTTCTGCGTCTTGTATAATTTCTTTTGCGTCAGGCAAGTTGAGAAGATCTTCTAATTTTTTAGTCATGGTTCCAATCCATTATATGCTACTATTATTTATCTTCTACGACCATTATGAAAAATATCCTGTTCAGTAACAATACGGAAATATACACCCTTTTGTTTACACCATGCTCTAGCTGCTTCCCACTTTGCTTGATTAATAATATAATGTGCTTGGTTATGTTTGCTTTTTCCTAATTTTTCTTTTAGTGCTTGCGAACTAGGCTTAACTTCAACTAACTCAACACGTTGCTTTCCATTCTTGTCAGCATATACAATAAAAAAATCAGGAACATATATTGTTTGTTTTCCTGTTAATGGATTTCTATAAGGGATACGTATCGATTCACTTGCCCATTGACTAACACTAGGATGTTCGTCACAAAATTTCATGAACGTAAACTCCCAACCTGATCTATACGTTGGTGTTTTATTACCCATATATTTTTTAGGATTTTTTAGAGTGAATTTGCCTTGTGCAAAATGTGCCATATCATATTACAACATTTCTTTGATCAAATAATTCATAGTTTAACTTTTGATCTTTGAAACCTAACGCACTAGTTTTTGATCTATTTAGATTTAAAATTTGAGCTACAATAACACTTAATTGTACATCTGTAACACCCCTTAATGTGTCTAATAACGATTGAACATTTAAGTTATCTATTTTTGCTTGTTGTAATAATACGCTTGCAGTGTTTATTGCTGCTACTTTATCAAAACCTCTTTTTAAGAAGTATCCAATAGTTGCGTCAACTT